CCTATATATACCTCTTCATTCTTCCACTGGGCTGTAGAAACATTGGCAGAAGAGAAAGTGCCTATCACACCTACATTTCCTACAGTGCCTGTATCTATGACTACATATTGCGCTCTTCCATCTTCTTGGAAAGCTAGCAAATAGTCATCTAATCCAAGATTGGTGTTTGTAAGAGTAGAGACTGTGTTACCAAAAGATATAGCGTTATTACCGCCATCCTTAACTGTGACTTGAGCAGGAACAATCTTAATGTTGCCAAACCCAATAGGCATGGCGTTCTCAATCCACGAAAATTCCTCGTCATCAATGGCTGTCCTGTTGGACTTGGTGTTTAAGCCCTTGAAGTTCTTATAGACAGCATAAGATTTCTTTTGCTCTGCTGCTGCCATGATTAAAACGTAGAGTAGGGGTCAGGGATTCTGCGTGTATACACAGAGTTCAACACTGCTTGGATTTGCTTGGCATACTCTTGCTTGTATATCTCAGCTTCTCCATAGCTCTGCTCTTTGTACTTGGCTTTGTAAGCCGCATAAAAAGCTACAGGCGTAGTGTAGGGGTCTTGTATTTGGTCGTTAGTATTAGGCGTGTTTAAACTTAGCGCAGTAGGCAAGATAGTGCTATCTATCTCCACCACATAGGCTTGGTCTGGAACAGGGCCAATGTAGATAGTGTTTTGTCCGTAGACAGAGAAACACACAGGTCTACCTACATAGTTTTGATAGTAACGCAACTGTGCATTAAAGTTTGACCAAGGCAGATACCGCAAAGGTATACGGCTGTTACCCCAGTAGATATTGACGTTCAAAATGTCTAAAGTTGTACCAGTAGAAATAGTGGCATAGGGAATAACTTCCGCAGGGCCAGAATATAACAAGGTGGCAGTGCCATCTGTGAATGGAGTAGATGGTGGGAAACTGTAGCCAGAAGCGGGATAAGCTGGCGCAGTAGCACCAAGCACACCACTTACAGTTACTTCATAAATGAAGATGCTGCTAAATACAAACTGACCAGCAGTAACAGTAGCACCCGCAGTCCATAGGGTTGCGGCTACGCCTGTACTAGAAATTGGGGTGGCAGTTATTTGCAGGGTGCGTAAACACCCTGTATCTCTCGCTACTCGCTCACGGGCATCGTTGATGTAGTCCGTTAGCTCCGAGGTAGACCAGAAGACAGAGTTTGCATCATGCAATAAACGCTGTACTTCCGTGATGTAGGAAGAGAGAGTTGCCATGTTACCTTCATGTTAAGCAACCCTCTGATTGACTTTTCCCCCAACGGATTTCTCAATCCGTAAGGGTACTACGCCAACCGCCGAGGGTAACGAGCGGTTCTTTACAGGAGGCTCTGAAGAAATATCTACTTTCTTCAAAGTTTCCATTGCTTCTTCAAGTTCGCTATGAAGCCGTATCATGCCCAACTGGACTAGATACTTCTCCTTGTCCTCATCTCCGTAACCAACCATGTGTCTAGCAGCAGGTACAGTAAGTTCTACTGTCTTGCCAACAGGAAAATCATAACCAACATAGTTGTACTCAGCGTACAGGTCTTTGTTGGTGTTGTTGGTTACATAAACAAGTTCTGTCATAGGCTTACAACGTCACCGTACACTGCGATGTCAACTGTGTTGTTTGCGGCAGCGGCTGTATTGACACACACAAACAAAGAACCAGAGTAGATTGTTGTGGCAGTGTTTGCTGTCAGGTTCAAATCTTGATACTTTGTTGTTGCTGTGATATTTCCCAATACAACTGCATTAGAAACTGCGTTTGCCAAACCACCATCACTGCTGTTAATGATAGTGACGTTGGCAAGCGCAACACTTCCGTTGGCATTTGCAACAGTAATACGGCGAACAATGTAGTTTGTACCGATTGTTGGAATAGTTGCAACGGCATTACCTGTGCTTCCCAAACCTAAGGGGGTAGAGGTCTGACCAATCAAAACATTACCAAAACTATCGGGATACAGTGACCCTACATGATTCGAGTTCATACTGTTTCCTTATGTTGTGTAGGTGCTGTTTGCGTTGACACCACCATTGATGGTGAGAGCAACAGCCGCACCAGCACCCGAAGTCATAGACTGGGCAAACACGTTTACGCCATCAGACAACAACATGCCACCAGTGTTATTGGCGAGAAGAGTTGCGATAGAGGAGCCGTTGTTTGCAGTAATGATTACGTTGACGGTAGGAAACACCAGGTATGTACCTGCGGGAATCACAGTACCTGCGTTAGCGGCAGTCAGTGATACGTTGGAGAAGTAAGCGCCAGCGGTGTTGGTCGTTGCATTCGCAAGAATGATTTTGTTTAGTGCTAAAGCCATGTCTTTTTCTCCTTACAGTGAAAGGTAGTTGTAACCCGTCACCTTGGTCATTGACTTAGGCTTGACGTTCACCAATTCGGCAATCATCAAAACTGCGCCAACATAACCAATTTGCCAGTTAGGAAGAGTGGACTCAAAGCCTGTAAACACAAACGAACCTTGCTCATGGATATACAGAGACAAGTAGTTGGTGTTCAGGAAGTACACAATGCCTTCAGGACAGTAGGGGTCTGGATAAATAGGTACGCCAGCAACCATCAAAGCACGGAAAGCTGCTTGAGGGCCATTGGTTTCACCGTCAAAACCTGCACCTGGGGTGATAACGTATTGCTCTTGACCAACAAAGTCTTGAGCCAACAGTGTCCAAGTACCAAATCCGCAAACACCAAATGAAGGCATTTCAGCACCGTTTTTAACAGTACCAGAAATGTATTGCAGGATGTTTTGACGAGTTGGGTTTACAGAGCCAGCGGCATACTGTGATGATTTCCACCATGTATATGCACTACGGTCAATGTTTCCGTATGTACCAGAGTTAGCAACAGCAGCGGGTAAACCGATAAACTGTTGTGTATTCGTGGTGTTGTTGTACAGGGCTGTAGCCATTGCATCCATCATCACGTTGGTTGCATCGTTCATACGAGCTTCAATCAACGGAATAATAGCGGCATCTTGCTGAACTGCGCCTTCCATACCGAGGAACGGCACGGGAGAAATCATCAGTTTCAGGTCGAATTCAGCGTTGTAAGCACCTTGTTGAACTGACGGTTGGGCAAAAGAGCCACTGTAGTCAGACCACTGAGCGTTTACAAACTGTGCACCTTGGACGGGTACAGTTACAGAGGACACACCGCCAGAAGCAGACTGACTGTTAGCAATCAGTGCTGCCATCAAGGGCGTGGAGTTATAAAGCTGGACAACCAGCTTGGGGATAAAAGCTCTACGAGTTACATAAGTCAGTTCGTTGAACTGTGCTGACCCTGTAGCTGGTAGGATGCCGCCGCCAATAGCCATAAGGCCTCCTTACGTGGTTTAAAAATTACCCTCTTACAACCCAATAGGACGTTGCGGTTTTCGCAGGTCATTGAGTGCATTCATTGCCTCATTCCGTGCAGCGGCTACTGGGTTTTTCCAATACTTGTTCAAGTCAAATTGCTTGACAGCACTTGGGTTGTATCCAGTTGAAGTAGGCACTGCTGCTTGCTTCATCCACTGATGGTATTCGGCTGCTGTTTCGTGATTAGTAATACCACGTTCCAACATAATTTTTTCTACATCACTGACTTCTGACTCATTAGAAATCAAACCTTTTTTCATCAAAGACTGTCTGCGTTTTTGAAGTTCTTCAATCGCTTCTTTCTCACGCAACTTTGCTTCCAAGGCTTGCACACGGTCTTCCGAGCGGCTGACCGCACGGTGTGTGTAATCTTCGATGTCAAGTTCGGGGATTGGAAGGTCAGGCTTAACCCGCTTGGTCATACGCAAAAAGTCTTTACGTGTTTCTGGGTTCTCTGCGAGAGTTTGTGCAAGTGCTGCCAACTCATCACGGGCTTCTAAGGAAAGATTTTCTAGTGACATAAAGTTACCCTCTTTATACGATTAAATTACACGCTTACCATCGGCTGGCTTTTGGACAGCCATGCTGGACTTGTTCAGTTTATTAGGGGCACTCAAGCCACCAAACTGAGAAAAACGGGGGGTGTTGGTGACAACGCCATTTTGTTGGTTGTTGTCAGTTGGGCGGCGAGGTGCGGCTGCGCCTCTGGGCTTGAAGAGTTCCATTTGATTTTCCTTACATTGGGGGAGGAGGAGACATACCGCCTTGTGGCGACATACCAGGTATAGGTGCTTGAGCCATCGCTCTGCCTTCAGGGGTAGCACCACCCGCCTGTGGCAAGGTTTGCAGTAACTGAAGAATTTCAGATTGCTGTAATTCGTCAGTCTTGCCTTTTTTCTGACCAATCAAACCCGAAAGCACCCGAATAGCATTGAGGGTTTTCTTACCCTCATCTGAAATTGAGCCAAAAGCGGGTAGGGATTGTTCAAGCAAGTCGATAGCCATACTTATGTTAATAAGTGCGGCCTCTTTATTTCCCATCTTAGGTTCAGGAGTAGACATGGGAGAAGCCATTGGAGGAGCTTCAGGAAGCTCAGTATCCATTTCTTGTGGCATTTCATTAGGTGTGGGTGCACCAGCAGCCGCTTGGCTACCTCGCATTAACTCCATCAACTTATCTGGTGGAACACTCATAATCACTCCTTGCCGTGTTTGTAACCACTTACAAACATCTTGTCAATAGGTAGAGGGCATTTTTTGTCAACCCTCTGTAGACATTACTTACGACCTTTACGGGATTTGCGTCCCATACGAGCCATTTTCGGAGCCATTTTGCCTTTTCCGTACATCATGATATTTCCTTTTATAAGGCCACCTCAAAGGGGAGGCAGCCACACCCATTCCTTGTGGGAATCTTGGATTAACGGCGGCACTTACGTCCACTTTTTGTCTTCATGTTCATCTCATACCTCCATATTGTTTTCGGTTAGAGTCACGTTGACTTCTCCCGTATGAGGTTTTAAACCCTGTTTGACGCATTGTCAAGTTGGGAGCCGCCTCATTTCTTTTCAAAGAAGCTGTGTCTACCCTTGGTTGGTCAGCCGTAGGCTGTGTCATTCCACCTGTGTTTGGAGCCATCATCCCACCTTTTTCAAGTCTGGTTTACCTTCTGCTTTTGGAGGTTGCATCTGTTGCATTTGCTGCTCCATTGCCTGTTGAGCGTCTTGCTTCTCTTGCGCTTTCTTCAATCGCTCTAACAATAATTGTTTCATTGGAGGCTCAACCATGTCAAGCAAAGATTCTTTATCAATTACGCCAGCTTGGAATAACTCAAACGCCATCTTGCGGCTGTCTTCCATAAAGATGGGTGAGTTACTGTGAGCATCTACTTTGACTACAAAATCACGGGTGAACTGGTCTGCAATAAATTTCAGTCCTCGTCCGTCTGTGTAGTGGGTATTGTCATAGACCTGCATACATTTAAGGTACAGGGTAGCCATCTTTTCTAAGCTATCTTCAATAACAAGCGCACGTTTCTTGGCTCTGCTTGAACCTAAACGGGCAAGTGTGGATGCGTGACCAGAAGAACGAACACCTGCTTCACCTCTGCCTTGCAGTACAGAAACAATGCCAGATGCTTCTTCAAACATCAGGTCAACCTCTCCAATCTCACGGAACAAATCAGGTGGGATAGTAGGTGCTAACTTCTCTACTTTAGCATTTGGCATATCAGTTGCGAGTAAGCCACCAGCACGATTAAGCGCAAAGTTCTTCTCGTCTAAGATGCCTGTGAACCCTATAAGAGCCATAGGTGGGCTAACTTGTTTAGAGAGCAAATCTAGGATTTCCGTCATACGCTTGTTGCGTAATTGTTGGAGGTAGATTAAGCGTTGAACTTCTGAGCCACCCCAGTAGTAGTCGTACAGAGGGTTGGGGCAGATTTGGATAAAAGGCAGTTCGCCTTTGAGGAACATGCTTTCGCCAGAGCGGTCATAAATAATGACGTTGGGGTCTGCTTTGGTTACAACTTGATAATCTTTGGTCTCGTCATTCCACACCCAAAGTTCAATCATCTCAATAGTATCTTCAGAGACTTGGGCTTTGTAGGTAGGGTTACCAGACAGGTCTAAGTTGACGTTACCGTACATGGTAGGGTTTGTTTGAGACATGATGATGCGTTGAACGCCACTTGCAATCTCTGTACGCTCATGCTGTGTAGACATGACTCGCTTAACAATACTGTCTCTTTGTGGATGAGAGTAGAGCCTGTCAAACAACTCGGACTTCGTGATGTAGTAGGAGTGGACTAGAGCTTCTTGCCTGTCTGTGTATGCGCTGTCTTCACGCAGTACGCCAATACAAGCGGGTTCCACCATGTAGGGGTGGATACCGTTGTTAATCACAAGTTTGACAAAGGTAGAGTTATAGCAAAGTGACCACGTAACTGCTGTTGAGAACACTTGGTCAGCGTTGCTGTTGAGCCACTCGTCATTGAGAGCTTTGCTGAGAGTTGGAACCTTAATCTGCTCATCTACAGATACAGCAGCACCCGTGTGGATAGAGAACTTGGTGGTTTCTGCTGAATACAGGAACGAGGTAAGTTGGTCTATGTGCGGGTAAATCTTGTTGTAGATGGCGGGTACATCATCAGGTGCGTTACCAAACAGGTAGTAGCTTCGCAGGGATGAGTAATCAACTTTGCGTTGCTCACGACTGACGAGACATTTTTCTATCAG